ATCCAACTGGCATATCGGAACAAACCACACAATGCTTCCAAAGTGATTCTGTTTGTTTGTTTACCTTCACTAACCTGTCTTAACGCCGTTAACATCGCCCCACGGGACACGATAAGATTTTCGTGATGAATTTACTACCTAATTGTCAAATAACTTACACTATAATATAACAAGAAAAAATGAAAAAGTCAAGCTTTTTTTTTATTTTTTTTCACAATGAGAACCCACACCACACCTCGCCTGGCTTACGCCGTTCGTCTCATTACGAACCTTGTTAATTGTCAAAAAACTTACACTATAATATAGTAAAGATTTATGACAATGTCAAGCTTTTTTTTATTTTTTTCCCCAAGTGGTTGTGTCTATGATTTGGAATATTTTGGTAGGTATTTTTTGTAAACCGATTTCGTTCGTTAATAACAATGTGTTTTCAAATTCTAACCAATCAACCATATATGATTTATCTAATACTCCGTCGTTCTTTTCTCTGATGACTTCGTTTAGTGCGTTGATTGTATACAATGTATTGGATTGTTTCTTTCTGTGAAGTGATATGGTATCGATTACATTTTCTTGATAGTCGTGTTGATACTCAATATTGTATGTGCAGATTAATTGATTTAATTCATTAGTGTTTTGAAACACATATATTTTTTCATACAATACATCATTACAAGTTACAATGATATCAACGACTTCATTAAGTCTTTGTTTCGTAGTAAAGGTGCATAGTAATTGAGTTTTCATTAATTACCTTTGTTCTCGTTTGCGAATTTTAGTGCGGATTTACCAAATTGTGCACTATATTGTCCAACTACTTTTTGACCCCTACCGTCAGTTCTATGAGTATCTTGACCAATAACTATTTCTTCATTATTTTTATTCACATATATTAAGTTTTGTCCGTCTTGTGAAGGAACAACATTGTCTAATATGTGTTTTTCTAATGCTTCTATGTCGTCAGGGTCTCCATCAAATTCAGTTGATTCTGCTAACGCTCTACGGAAATCAGGTGCCGATACCGTGCTACCACCAATTTCCATTAATGACTTACCTTCAAATTCCCCTCTAATCATATCAGATAAGTGTGTTCTGTTTAACCAACCTTGAACATAAGCTTTCGTATATGGTCCATTTTTAGGCGGAACATCATCAACATTATTTCTTTTTGCCCATTCCGCATCCTCATCTTTTAATTTTGCAGTTGTTCCATCATACATACCAGATATGTCTTTACCTCTTTGTCTTTCCGCATCTTCTAATTCTTTTAATTCATTACTATTGTAAATAGCTTCAACATCTTCAGGACTAAACTTTCCATTATAAAGTTTTTCTCCGTCTGATTCAGATTCTGAAACTTGTTTACAAGCTTCTTTAACTGGCATTCCACCATCAACTAATTTTTGAACTCTATTTCTTACATCTCTCGTTACGATTGTTGCTCTGGTTATAGAGTATGGTGCTGCGTTTGAGCCAGTTCCAACATTAATTAAATTACCAGTTCCGGTCGCATCTATTGTCGCTTGTATAGTTTCCTCTGCGTCATACTCTCTATCTCTATTCTCCCACTTTTTAGTTATTCCCTTTTTCCACTCTTTGTATTCTTTTGATTTTGAGTCGTTGTTTGGTGCTGGTTCTTCACCCAAAAGTTGTGCTTGAACTTCTGGTGATTTTTGAGCATCCCTTTTATACTTTTGCGACCTATTCTCATCTACTTCAGTTGAGAATTTCTTTTTACCAGAAGCACCTTGGTCAACTGAAGCTGCTATTCCTATCGCTTTACTAACCGCCGGTTCTCGAAGTTTACTTCTCTTTTCTTCATCAGTTGCAATATTTCTAATACTATCACAATATGTTTTATTAAACTGACTTGCTTTTTTGTATTGCTCTTCAACTATGTCGTTTATTCTTTTTACACCTCGTTCTTTTTCTTTCTCGTCTTTAAAGAATTTGTTAGAGTTTTCTAAAATTGATTGTTTTGTTGTGTTGAGTGTTGCACTATTGAGTTGGTCAAGAATAGTTTGTTTATTTGATATATAAGCTACTTTACTTCTACCATTATTATCAGTAAATATTACCATAGTATCAGCATCACCTTCTTTACCAGTCACGGATTTATCAGTTGCTTTTTTCTGAAAGAAATATAGTTCTCGTCTGTAATGATTGGCTGCTTCTGTATCGCCATCTGCTTCAGCTTGTTTAAGTTTTGTAATTAATTCATCTCTTACGATTAGAGAGTTTGTTGTATGGATAGGATGTCCTTCGGGTTGTTCTTCTGAAAAGCCCCACTTTGGATTATTTTTTAATCTTTCCATAGTTTTTGCACCAGCGTCTGATTTATTTGCAAGTTTTAATAATTTAGGGTCATTAGCCACCATACTATCAGGATAATCTCTTTTTATTCTTTCTATTATTTGTTCTGATAATGGCGGTGGTTCTTTGAAGCCAGGTTCAGTAGCTATTTCTCTACCGATATTAGCCATTTCCTCTTGTATCGTAGTAGTTTTTGTTCCTTTACCTGTTACCTTTCCATCAAAAACATCTTTTCTGTGTTGCTCGGCTCTTTTCTTTAACTCTTTTCTGGTTGTTGTTGGTTTTACTTCAGGAGAGTCTTCTGATGAAACTTTTTCTAATATTTCATCTACTTCCATACCTTCTAAGTTATAGTCTCTATATTTAAAACGATTAGCCATTTGTTTTTTTTGTTTTGGTGTTAGTTCTTCTTTTTCTTTGCCGGTTGATTTCTCATCTGCTGGTTCTTCAATCGTTTTCTTTTTATCACCTACTTTTACAACTGTACCTGGTCTGATTTTATGTTTACTTTGATATTTAGCTAAATCATCTGCGTCTGTAAATTCTAACTCATTTAAATTTTTTATCAATTCAACTCTCGCATCAATATTCCAATTGTGTTCTTTTAAAATATCCCACAATTTCATTAAGTGTTGTTCATTAGATAAATCTGGTATGCCAGATGATACTCTATAACTTAACTCTAAAAGTATTTTGTCCCATTTATTGTTCATAAATAATTGTTAATCCGTCTGTTTCTATTTGACCTTGCGTGTATAGTATTTCCATTTCTTTCTTTGATAAATGAACTACGGTAGGTTTTTTGAAATCATACTTCTGTGTGATTGGATTTGCAACCCCTTCTTTTCTTTCTAATTCTGTTAATCCGTCAAATTTTTCATCTCTAAAAGAGTCTACTGGTTTTGACCAGCGTTTTGGTAATGATTTAAAAGAAGTGTCGTTCCACTCTTTTAATAAACTTTTTAATTTAACCATTAAATTTCTCCGTTATGTCTTGCATATCGTGATAGTTAACTCCTTTTCCAATTTTGACTGGATATTTACCACCACTCTCAATAGTTTGTTTAACGATATTTAGAAAATCTAATCCGTCTTTGGTATCAAAATCAAACAAAAACGAATCATAATTATACAACACCAACTTACTATTGTATTGTTGTAATTTAGGTTGCAATTCATTCAAAATCTTGATATTGTTTTCTGTTTCCATAAGTTGAATCATATAATTAAACAACTTATTTGGATTCATATCGTGTAGATTTTTCCTATATATCTTTCTATTATAAATATAAGACTGAACAAAATTGTTTGTTTTATAGTCTTGCCAGAGTAATTTAATATAATCGTTTACTTTTGAGAAAAATGGATTATCCGATACCTCATCAGTAATACCACCATACAAATATTTAAACGATAGAGCTTTTGCTTCTTCGTAAGGTAATCCATATAGTTCTGCCATATGTTCGTGAACTGATGTTTTAGGAAAGTCATAACCAACAATCTCTCCAATCAACCTTAAATGATATGCGTCAAAGTCCATTTCCACCAATACTCCGTTGTTGAACCGACTAATGAATTGTTTTCTACTTCCGTCTGATTTGTTTAGTGCGGCGAAGTTCATACCACCAAAACGATTACTTGGACGACCTGTTGAAGTGTATGGATTATATTCTGAATAAACTATCTTTTCATAAGTTTTCAATCCACTTCGTTCTATTTGATATAAGTTTTCTAATAAAGTTTGGTCTTGTTTTTCGTAATGTTCAAATAAGTTTTCTGCTATTGGTTTTAGATATTCTGTATGTTTAACCAATGGAACGATATCATTGATGTTTTTCTTATCATAATGTATTCTGTAATAATGATGATGTGCATTTGTTAAGTGTTGTTCGGTATCATAAGGTTTATTGTGTTGTAAATAATAGGACCAATTCATATCACGAATATCTTTACCGAACACCAATGTATTGTGATAATATTGTTTTAAGTCTTGAACGAATATGGTTTGTTCGGTTTCAATCATTTTGATATCATCTTCGTATTTTTCTGTATGGTGAATTGGAACGATATATTGTTCGTCTTGAAAATCAACATAATAACAACTCACACGATTTTCTTGTGGATGCGCATTGACATCAGAATACATTTGCAATAATACAAATGGTTTAGATTGTATTTGTTGTTTGAGTTGATTGAATAGTGTATTTGTATTTACTATAATCATTATAACCTTTATTATAAATAGTATTTATAGATTTGAAAATGTGATTTATTTAGTAGTCCTGGCTCATTATCGCATCACCTTTACTTGAACCAAAATTAAATCCACCACGATTACTACTTCCACCACCAGAAGAACCACCACTTTCAGAATATCTTGGTCCAACGAAATCTTTATCAGTTGGGTCTGACTGGTCAACTACAAGGTCACCTGCAAAGTCATCCGATTCGCTTTGTATTGAATTAATCTTTGGTCGGTATGGGTTATCAGGTTTTGGCTTCTTAGACTCCTCAAGTTTTTTATTGATGGTCCAATATTGTGAATCATTAATAACATCAAGAGCTGCCGTTTCTACGGTTTCAAAATCTTTTTTAAGTTCTATGGCTTTTGAAGTTCGTTCAATAGTATTGAAAAAATCTAATAGTTCGTTATATACTGGCACAATTTTTTTATAAAGTGTCCTCAATCTATCATAAGCAAATCGTGGGTTAACACCAGGACGCACAGCATCTTCTTCTCTTGGATTTACAATTTGATTTATTCTATTTTCTATTTCTTTTTTAAGATTATTATATATCTTAAGTTCATCAAACTCAACCTCAGTCCCTTGTGCGAAAGCTTTAAACAATAACTCTTGGGTTTCCTCATCAAGTTCTGGTATGTTAGTTATTTTAAATAACTCTATGTAGTTTTCTAAACCTGGACTTAACTTTCTACCACTTGTTTCCCAAAATTCTGACATATCTGCTTTCATCACGGCTTCTATATCGGTGTCCCAACCTGCTGTTGTAATTTTATGTTCTACTTTGGTAATTTGAAAATAAATATATGGTCGTCTGTATAGTTCTGGCAAGTAATCAACTTTGAATAAATTTCCAACTGCCAAGCCACTTATTCCGTCAAGTGTCATTGAAATCGACACCGGTAATAATGGACTACTTCTTTCAATTAAAGAACCTGAACCTTTTAAATCCGAATAATTAATTAAATGTAGCATTGTTTGTTTGAAGTAAGTTGAAAAATTACCTCTATTATCATAACAACCAATCCCTTGAACAAACCTTGTTTGTCTGGTTTCTAATTTTGTTATAACTTTCAGGTCATCTTCTAAAAGTTGTTTTTTTAATTCTTCATTTATCATAAAATTTGAACTTTTTTCTGGATTTTCAGTATTATACTTTAAGTCTTTTAATCCCTCTTGTCGTATTTCTCTAAATCGTTTTAAATCCTCTAATGTTTTAACTTCAATTTCATCAATTTTAGAAGTCAATATATTCCAAGCTTCTAATCCCAATTCTTTTTTTCCGTCTATTCTTGTGGTGCCTGTCCTTGCTTTTGTAAATCCACCATATCGGGCAAGAGTCGCTGCTTCTGCCGACAAATCTAAATTAACATCAAATGATTTTACAATAGATTCGTTAGAAAAAACTGAAAATTCAAATATTCCTTCTAATTCATCTTTAGTAGACTTTTTCTTTATATCAATAGGTTTTACATTATCATAATAAGAATCAAATACACCTATGTGGCTTTGATTGTCTCCGTCTTGTCCGAGTTCAAATCCCCAATATCCTCCGTATTGATTTGTTACATCTGCCCAAAAGTTTCTTAATCCTTGTCGTAATGAAGGTGTGTTTTGAAAATGTTTTTGATACATTTCAATCGGAAATACCATATTTCTAATGATTCCAGATTTATTTTTTTGGACTTCAAATTTAGGAAAATTTTCGTCAATCGCTTTATATATTAACCTTATTCTATCTAAGTTGATTCTTTGTTCTAATGGATAATACTTTTTGATAAGTTTTTGTGTAATTGAATTTGTTATTTGTTCAAAACCACTCTCTTGTATTGGATTGTGTTTACCTGGTAAAACAACACTATCTAATCCCATAGAGTATAGATAATCAGTTGAATTACATTTGTTAGTAATTAATGTTGTTTCAAATACTTCTTCATCAGTTCCCACAACAACATCGCCTTTGGTAGCTGTTCCATATGGACCTGATGGACCACTTACAAGTGTTTTTTTAGTTTTTCTACTATCTACGGTTTGTATAATTTCGTTCTCAGATGTGGCTTCAAAAAATGTTTTTAATATATTGTCTTCAAACCAACCCCAATTTGTGAAGTATCTATTTTTTAAATAATCTTTTGGTATAAGGTTATCGGCATTGGCATTTCTAAATTTGCCCCTTCTTGTTTCACGTCGACTTCTTGGAACATCTATTTTTATTATTCCGTTTCCCTCTCCGTTTTCATTATATTTGTATTGGACATACTGTACATATTCTTCAGTTTCATATTTTTTATTTAAATTACCTTTTTGATAATCTCCAAAAGCTGTGTCGTAATCTACCACTTCCTCAGCAGGAGTATAACCTGCTTCACGTTTTTCTTCACCAGGTTGTTCTAAAAAATAATCTGCCACCTTATCTAAATTTTTAATCGCTAGATTAAATGCAACTGAGTTAGCTTGTAGTGTCTCTTTAATTGATGTAGCTGTTACCAAAGCACTTTTTAATTGTTCGGTTTCCTCTTCACTTAAATCGTTTCTGGCATTTTCATCTTCCAATATTCTTTTTGCCAATGATTGAAGTTCCAATGTATTTTTTATTTTGTTAACTGGTATTGAGTCAGTTGAATTAGGTGTCCCTTGTGTAGTTTCTAAAAATGGACTGGCTCCTGGTGATAATATTTCTATATCACCGGCATAAATTCCATTTTCTTGTATTTTCCAATCAAATTTTGTAACTGTTCCAACACCACAATAGTAATTTCCAGTTGATTTTAAATTTCTTTCCGTCAAACGTCCTGGTATTTTTAGTAATTTTATCATTTCTTCAATTGATAAAGACTCAATTTGGTCCATAGATTTATCACTATTACCCCAACCAAATTCAATAGCTGCGTATGCACCTAACTTTAAAAAACTTGGTTCAAATATTTTTTCAAAATAAACCGGGTCAGGACAAACCCAACCAATTGTAAATTTGTATGTATAGTATTCTAATTGACTTACTGATATTGAAGTAATGCCTGATTCACCTAAAAATCTATTATCTACTTTTTCTTGGTGTCCTTGTCTAAATGCCAGTGGTGAGTTTTTGTTCTCTAATATTGTTTGGTTTTTTTCATTTACATTATTTGTAATGTAACTTGATATACTGACTGGCTTTCGTATAACTTTTGATTTATCATCTGTAAATTCTGGCACTGCGACATTTACTTTTGCGAAACAACCCCTATATAGATGTTGTTCTATTGGATTTGTGTCGTCTTGTGGTTCTAATGATTCACCTACAAAAAAGTTTTTATCACTACCGTCCAATCTTTTTCTGTTGACTGCGTTTATTTTATTAAATAAAGTTTTTTTAACTCTGTCGTCTATTGGTGTTGGGTCAAACATTATTCGTTTAGTTCTGTAAATTCTTGTAGAATTAAGTTAACGTCTTGTGGAACACGATATTCTTTTCCTGGTTTGGTATAGATTGAATTACCTTGATTGTTCGCTCTGGCGATTATCCACCAAAAATCTTTGTTGTTGTAAAATCTATGAGCGATATTCATAAAGGTTTCACCAAACACTCCTTGTATAAAAACATCATCATCTCTGATTGGAATTGAAGGATACTCAATACGATTTAAATATTGTTTTCCATTTTCATCTCTGAATACTTTTGATTTATTATATCGATTTGCCATTAGTCATCTGCCCTATTAGTATTGTATTGTTTACCTCTCCAAGTAAATGTTTTATCTGGTCCGAGTTCTTTTCTTTTTTTAGCAAAAGCTTCATTAAAACTTCCTCTATCTAATCTTCTTTGTCGTCTTCTTTCACCACCTATGATTTTAAAATTACTTCTTCTAAATTTACTTATCGCTCTTCTTGTAAGTGATTCAGTATCAATTTTACCATTTTTTAAGAAATTATCGTTTTTACTTGGAAATTCCTTACTTATATTATCATAATGGTTTGATTGCATTGTTGGATTTTCTTTACCAATGTATGTAAATTCAAATGTTAGTGTGCATAAATGTGGCATTTGTAGTCCTTCTTCCAATTCCCAAGTTGAATTTTCAGGTATTGTTAAATTAACCGAAGTAAAAAAACCTGGTGCATTATTAAACATATCACCTAATGTTAAGTAAACGATTGGTGCGACTGGTCTTGTATTGTCAGTTACATCTGTTTTACTGAAAAATTGTTTATATTTTGGTAAAGTTAATCCTTTTGCATAATTTATTTTTTCCCAAATAATTGGTATGTCTTCTTCTCTTTGTGCTACAATCTGTAATGTAAATGAAATACTTCTTGTGTATCCACCATATATGTGAACTTTGTCTGCACGACCAATATAACTAAATGATGTTGTTTCTGCTGATGAGTTATCCGATATACCACTTATCAACGCTGGAAAAATAATATATTTTCCGTTTACCGCATCTCTAATTCTAAATTTTATAAAATCTTTTGGCGCATCTGCACCCTCTTCCAAAGTTCTACTTGGAAAACTACTTAATTCTCCTGGCACACCACCATAACGAACTTGTAGATTTACCTCTTTGTTTAACTTGTTGTCAAAAAGTCTCACCACATTTTCTTGAATTGTTCTTGGAATACTTCTACCAACTACTCCTCTAAACACTCCTCTTAAACTTCCGTCCCCTGTGTCAATGTGTCGTTGTGGTTTTTGACTTGTCAGTTCTTGTGATAGTCCTTTTGCAATCAATGGTGCCGCTGGATTATAAATCCTTGTGCCTGATTTTTTGTTTTGACTTTGTAATATTGTTTGTTGTAAAAGAAAGGTTTTACCTCGTGGTGTTGTTAAAAAGTTTTTAAATCTATCAACATTCTGAACACCAAGTTCTGCTTGTAATGCTAATCCACCACGAAATATTAGTTCACCAGCTGATGAAGCATTTTTGACTAATTTTTCTGGATTTTTCTGTTCAGTAGATTTTCTTTGAGTGTAGTCAATTTTTTGTGGATTAATTGTTATCATCATTTACCTTTAAAATGTTGTTGCATTTATGTTGACGTTTTGGTTATTTTCAGTAGCGACTAATATTTTTGTAGCTTCTTCATTACCTGCTGCCAGTAATTTATTCGTTATACTTAATTTATCTTGTACGGTTTCTTGTTGTTGGGCTTGTTCTCCACGAGATATTCTTAATAAATCTGCTACTGATATACCGATTGCATCTGCAACGGATTTTCTTTGTATGACATTTAGTGTTTGGATATCTCCAACTTGACCAACGATAGATTGTATTTCTGATGTTAATCCGGCGATATCTCCGTCTAACGCCAGTTGTCTTGCTCTTTCTGTATTGATTTGTTTACCTGTCAATACTTGTGCTTTAAATTGTGCAGTTATACTTGATTCAAATTCTAATAAAGAATCGGCTGCTTGTAATATACCACTCAAATTCGCTCCAACTTTTGCTGCTTCAACTGCAGCTTCTGCTAATCCTTGTGCTCCTTGCATTGAGAATCTTGCAAAATCTGCTGCACTTGAAGATATATCAGACATCACTTTGTTGGTCGATACATTAGCGGACTCCGCCATTGAGATAGCTGTTTCAGCCATATTGGTCGCCACATCAAATGATGCGCCAGTCAAATCCATCATCACTTTGTTAAACTTAACTATATCAGACGCTGATGTACCTGTTGATTGAGAGAGCTTTTCTAAATTTGCTGCATTAGCTGCTGTTGCATTTTCTAATGAACCAAAAGTAGTAACAATATCTTTAAATGTTGTTTGTAAATTTGTAGAATCAAAATTTTGTGCTTTTAATGAAAGTTCTTGTGCTTTTAAACTAACTAATTGTTCTTTTGCGAACTTTGCAGATGTTCCTAATTCACCTGCTAATTCACGAGCTGCTCTTCTTACTCTTCTAACTGCGACTATGATACCGGTTATTAGTGCTAACCCTACTGAAAGTGGTCCAAATGCAAACTTAAATGCTCCACCCATTTGGTTAATTGGTCCAAAACTTTCTTGTATTTTACCAATGACTTGGTCTTGTATTTTGTCACCTAAACCATCAATACCAAATGCTTTTGCCACCAAATCACCACCTGGAAATGATTTGAAAAATCCCTCAATTTTATCACCGATTGCTTTTGCTCTATCACCAACTTCGGAATATTGAGTGGCAATTTGTTTAAGATTTTTTTTTTGTAATTCTTGTTCTTTTGCTACATCTTGTTGGACTTGTAAACCATCTTCAGATGTTCTAAGTGCTTCGGCTTGGTGCTCGTGTCCAATTGATTCATAATAAGCGATTTTTTCTTTCGTCTTTTTAATCTGCTCGGCCACCGCCTGCATTTTTTTTTCTAATTCTAATTCTAAACGTGTTGCCATATTTTGTTATTGTTGGTTGAATTTATAAAATCTACAAAAAAACTAATACTTCAATCTAAGACTTTGAATTCTTTTATAAGCTTCAGGGTCTTTTCTTTTAAGTTTTTCTAACCTTTTATCAAGGTCTGATGTAACTTTATCTAACTCTTGTCTACTTTTCTTTAGGTCTGGATATTTATCAAGTTCTTTTTTAGAGTCAAAGCCCTTTGTTAATGCACCAGTGACAATAGCTGCGATTGTTGCACCAAGAAATTCCCTTAGTGCTTTTTTGTTTTCTTTGATATATTTTCTGTTCATAGATTTTTCCTATCAATAAATATCAAGTTTTAAGATTTTTGTATGTTAGGTCGTTGAATTTTAGATGTATTTTTTTGAGTTGCTTTTTTGATTTGCTCAGCTTCTTTGTTTTTGGCCTCCACGAGTTTTTCCGCATAAAATCTTCTCAATGGAACTGGCATATTGTAGAGTTCATTGTGATTAAACCCATTTCCATAATAGGCGATGTTGAAGAGTTCTTCGTGAATGGCCGCCCTATTACTCGGCGGCTGGCCAAAAAAAGTCAATCCCGAGTGGAACATCTATTTTGTGTAGATTTCCTGTTTGACTCGTGTAGTCAAACCTCAACTCAATGTCAGGTGTAATTTCGTCTAAATATTTTCTAAATGCTCTTGTATCAAGTGCTAAGAATTCATTGTCAACAAAATTATCAATTTCTTTTTGGTCTGTATTATCATCAATAGACACGATTTGATGTTTAAATCTTGTGGTTAAATTATATGAAACACCCGTAAGCTTTTCAACTTTTTCATAGTCTTTAAGAGCTTCATCTATTTGTTTTTCATCTTTTTGTGTTAGTAGTTTAAAACCAATAACTCTTTTTGAGTTTGGTAATTCAAATGTAAAATTATTACCATTTTCAAATAATTTTTCATCTATTGGTTTATTTTCTAATTTTGTTAAATCAACTGAATGTTCAACTCTTTCATTAGTATCAGGGTCCACTAATGAAATTCGATAGTCTTTTCCGTATCCTAAAATACGAGTTCCTATCATAATTGCATTTTTATCACCCACTAACATATCGTCTAATTTAACTTTTGGGTTTGCGATTACACTTTCTAACAATCTTGTAATTACTACACCTTGTTCTATTAGATTTTGAGAAGTTAAAATATCTTCTTCTTTTGCTGTCATATATTTGACATCTATTGTTCCACTACGCAAAGGACTATCTTCGGGATATAACAATCCCTGTGATGGTAAAGATAGAACTTCAGTAGGAAATCCATACTGATTTTCAGCCATTTTGTTTTACTCCTTGATTAATTAAGAATTAATAACTTATTATTTTTTACCCATAACTTTTTCAGCACCTGCGATACCGAAAGAGCCAAGAGTTACGAATACAAATGAATTATAAACCATATCATTTATAACTAAATCTTTTCCGGCTATACCTGTTCCTAAATCAACAATTGCAAATAATGTCATTACTGCAAATGATGCGAAACCTATAATTGATTTTTCATTGTAATCGTTATCATCTTTAAATATTGCCCACATAACTATTCTCCTTAGAATTCAAGTATTGCGTAATCATACTGTATTGTTAAACCAATATCAACCACATCATTAGATGCGAAATCTAAATCTTGGAAATTTGCTGCTGTTAAGAAAGCACCTTTAATTATCCATTGTTCAATCTTTTCTCCATTAGGACTTAATAGATTGAAAGTGATATCTTTTTTATATTCTGATGAATATCCGTCAACACCTGTTACTGATTCGTGATGTAGTCTAATCCACTCATTGACCGCTTGTGCTCCACTTGGAACGATTGGGTCATATAAAGTTACTTCAATTGGTTGCCATTGTGCTTTACCTTTTACATATCTCTTTACATTGATATGGTCCAAAGTAACTGTGTCAAAGGCGATTGATGGCCTTGCCATTGTTTTAACGAGATACGCTGGTATTCCGTCTATTTCCATAATAAACCTATTTTTTAATTTAGGTTCAAAAGGTGTAAAAAATATTTCATTTGGGTCTGCAAATGCCACTTGAATTCTCCTGTAATTTTTTCTATTCAGTAATAAATATAAAGAAATCAAAAAAAGTGTTGTATAGAAATCATATCTTTTTAGAAGTTTTTTTGAAGTTTTTACTTGACATTGTCATTTTTTGTTTGTATATTATAGTATGATTGATGAAATAATATGTGAAGAATGTGGTGTTGAAATAGACGGCTTTTTCCTTTGTGATGATTGTGAAGAAGAAGTTTATGATGAAAACGACTACGAAAATTAATTAAAAAAAAGCTTGACTTTTACAAAAAGATTTAGTATATTATAGTATGATTGATAACGATATAAAAGGAAATGAAATGGAAGACAATTTTGAAAATGAATTTACAACTGATGCCGTGTTAGGTATTATGCCAAGGAATTATGAAGATACTTTGGTAACAAGAGAAATCCCAAATAATTATGGGTATTATAATGAAGCTGGTGAGTATGTGGAAAATGGAACATTTACCATTACTCATTATCAATATGCTCATAATCCTATGGATTTATATAGAGCTAATGAAAATCAACCGGCTATTAGGTTGGACGATTATCAAGCTGATTATTTTGAACAAGCTCATTACAAGGGTATTCCTATGTGTTTTAGGTTTAACCCAACTATCAGAACTCTAATGAGAACTGGTAATTATAGAATTAGGTATCGTGGTGGTTCTAAGCCACAATATGGCTATGTTAGAAGTCAATACAATACATTAGCCGAATACGCTGATACCTTTGCGATTTATCCTAAGTAGGTGTTAATATCGTAATCGTAAGAACCTACTGATTTCCTTATCAAACAAAAAACCCCCGAGAGTATCGGGGGTTTTTCTTAATCAATATTCCTATTATTCAGGGAATGCTGCGCCTGTTGGTTGAACTACAAAGTCCAATACAATAAATTCAGCTGTTCTTGTTGGTTGAATAAATATCTGACCAACTAATTGATTTCTATCAACAACATCTGGTGTGTTGTTTGAATCGTCCATAACTACTCTGAAAGCAGTTAGACCTGAATTTGCTTGAACTTCTTCAAGAAATGGATTCACAATATTTAGGAATCTGTTTCTTAGAGCTGTTGTGTTTTGTTCAAATACCAAGAATCTTGAAGTTGATGCGATAAACTTTCTTAAGTTAATCAACAATCTTCTTACATTGATTCTGTCTAATGCACTTGGTTTACCTTGAAGTGTCTTCTGTCCAAACACGACTACGCCTTGACCTGGGAAAGTTGCGATAGGATTAATACGATTTTCGTATAAATCATCTCTTTCTAAGTTGGTTAGTCTTGATTGTGCTTCTAACACATCTGTTAAACCACCACGATTTAGACCTGCTGGTGCGAACCACTCTTGTCCAATTCTATCATTGTTTGCGTAAACACCTGGTAGAACTACTGAAGGTGGAACCCAAGTAGGTTTGTTTTTGTTCTCATCAAGAATCTTAACCCAAGGATAATATGTAGCTACATAATTACTATCTAATGTTTTCACATCATCAATAGCTCCTTGAATTGTTCTTCCGTATCTTGAACCATCTAAGATGAAGAATGCGTCTGCTCTATCTTCAATCTTATCAATCGCGTGGTTTGTTACACTTGGGTGATACTCGTGTATCACACCTGGCAATGCTAATAAGTTAATATCGTATTCATCTGGATTAGAAACTGCATTTATCGCTCTTTTGTATGCTACTGAACCACTTGCACTTGCACTTGATAAGTCAAATCCTTGTGTGTTGTTTGCTGCGATATTTGTTCCTTTTTTATTTTCCTTAGCTGGATTTGTTCCGTCAAAACCGCCTTGGAAAGGAACTACAAATTTCAATTGTCTGTGGTCTGAACCACTTAATGACAATAGATTATTTCCTGCTGAGTATTTTGTTCCTAATACTGATGCGTCATCATTACCAAATGAATTTTCTAAACTCATTGTAACATTGTTACCAGTTGCTGCGCCTGTTGGTAGTGGTGCTAAATATTGTTGATTATCAACACTTGCGAAATCAAAACCATAATATACATTTTGGTCATAAGTTCCACGACTATTTTTCTGTCCATTACCACTTATTTGTCCAACATATGAAGCACTTGGCATAGATGCGTCTGAGTGTGAACCACTATATGAAGCACTTGCTGTTGCGATAAGATTTGGTTGTGATAACTTCTCAAATCCCATTGGAACTAACTCTTCTGAAATACCTGTCAAATTACCAAAATCACTAATGTAAACATAAGATGACTGATTTGGATAATCTCCATTTGTTGTTAATTTTCCGTTTGAATCAATTGTGATAAATCTATCACCAACTCTTCTTGGTAGATAGTTATCTGAATCTTCGTCAAAATTTAAATTAGAAAAGTTTTCTAAAACAATTCCGTCATCATTTTGACCTGGATTATTTACAATAACTTGTAAATCAAATGAACCAAAATCACTACCGGCTACATCAACTGCTCTTTTAACATTTGATATACCGATTTTGTATTTTGAATTCATATTTGTTCCGTGTGATATTGTTTTCACTTTAAACAAATCAGTTCTTGCGCTGTTTACTAATTGTGATTGGATAGCTGGTGTGGTTGCTTCATTAAAATCAAATGAAAAGTTTTCATCTGTTTGAGCACTACCTGTTGTTGCTATCTTAATTATATCAGTAGAAGCACCTGCATTTGTTGTATTTTGGAAATTTGAATACACATAAACTGCTTGGTTTGCGTCTTGTGGATTTTCACTAAACACTTTTGTAATGTAATTTGCTGAACTTGAATCAAATGATAATGTAAAAGCTGTTGTGCTTCCTGCATTATTTGTGTCAAGGTTCAATACAAATGAGTCTTTAGTTCCACCTGAACTTAATGAAGCACTATTTAAACCATTTAGCTCTGTTGCGTCTGGGTCTGTTGCGCCTCTTGAAGGTTTTAGAATTGCTGCAACTCTGTGTCCTACTGAACCACTAATGGTTAAAACAACACTATCATTTGCATATCCTCCTAAATGTAAAACTCTCACGATTGTTACCGTTCCTGCACTTTTCAAATATTGTTTTGCAGTAAAAGGAACATAAAAATCTTGATTTTCTTTTCCGAAGATTTTCTCAAACTCACCTAAATTTCTAACTGCGGTTGGAACAAAAGCTGGTCCCATATCTGTTGGTCCAACTAATGCTGCTCCAATCTCTCCTATTCCTTCAGGTAAGAAAGATAAATCTTTTTCTCTGGTGAATACACCAGGGCTTACTATTCGTTCGGCCATTTTCTTTCTCCTATTTTACTATCTTGTAGATAATTATACTCTTATAAATATAATGTATAAATCTCAAAATGCTTTGATTGGGGTAAAAATATTACTTTGCTGGTGTAAATTTACCAGTAGTAATGTCTAAATCACCAGCACCATATTTTTTGGTCAATTGTTCAAATAAATTAGATTCATTTGCTTGTTCTTGAACATATTGAGTTTCTAAACGAATCTTTTGATTATGAATAGTTTCCAATGTTTGTTCAGTTTGTAAACGTTGAATTTCTAAATTACCCAAAGAATTTTGAATAAATGCGTAAGCATTTCTTAAATTTTCTAATGATTCTATTTCTTTTTTAGTAAATTTGACTTGTTTTTTCTTTGCCATTATAACTCCTTGTTGTATATAAATATAAAACTATTTGTTCAAACAATCACATTTTTGTTTGATATCTTCTACTT